AGATTAATCGTTAGATTAATTCTGATATTAAGCATTTCTGCTCCTCTCAGTTGGCAAAAGCCACCTTGTGGGTGGCTTTGTCAGGTTTAACCATAGCACAGGCGTTACAGAGCAGGTCAAGACAAACTCAACACAAACATTTATTTAATTTAATGAGACAAATACGTATTTATTATATTTAATTGGACATACACACAATGTGATTTGACACGGACAACTACTCTATGCTACGCATACTACAGAGAGAATGGTTACATTGTGGGAATAGACGCTTGGATTGGCGTAACGTCTGCTGAGATTGGTATTTTAGTTGCAGCAGCTACCGGTGTCAAATGGTTAGTTAAAAAGTATTTATCAGAACTTCGCCCTAATGGGGGCTCGTCTATTCACGATAAAATTAATAAAGAAGTTATTCCTATGCTCAAAGAACTGCGCGCCGACCAAATTGCCATCGGGGAGAAGGTAGCAAAGCTAGAGGGTCGTTTTGAACAGCATGTTGAAGAAGGCGAATAATAAATAGAAACTAGGGGGCAGGGTACACCTTGCCCCCTTTTTTCGTCTATACTGGTCCTTTAACCTTTGGAGGACAAATGGCAGTTAAATGCTCTAACTGTGAGCGTGACGCACAATACACTCAAGCTGACCCTGGAGCTAATCCAGCTAACTACTGTTTTGAATGCTTGCCTATCTGGTTGCGCACTCGTGCTGAAGCAGGTCACTTCCCACTAGTAGCTCCTGTTGCAGAAAAGCCTGCTGTTGAAAAGACTACTAAGAAGAAGACTACTTCTACAGCAGAAGAAACTCCTGCAGAGGAAGCCCCTGCAGATGAGAATAATTAAACACCAAGCAAAACAAGCACACCCGGTACCTGACCGTGTAATGGAGCCTCAAGGCCCGTTTCCACGTGAGATGTTTGATGAGCCTGAGATTGTTTATGATGTTCCTGCTTATAGTGAAGATGGCTCTGAGTATCTTCCTGGCGCAACTGCACAGAACAATTACAGCCCACCTAAATACTTGCGCTGCGGTAACTGTTTGGCTAGGGTGTTAGAGACTGAAACTCAAAACCACTACTGCGAGGACTAATGGCACGCCCAGCTAAGAAAAGCTTAAATGAGTTAATGAGCGAGGCTCTTGACCAACAAGGAGCTAGAGCTCAAGAGGGCTTTGAAGTACGCTTACCTAACGAACTAGCAAACGTTGGTATGGAAACGTACAATGCGCCTACAAAGTACCCTAACCGCCCTAGAGCATTCACAATCGCTTACAACAGCACCTCAAGGACGCTGTACGTGGTTTTTCGTGATAATACCTGGTATGAATATAGAGACGTTCCTGTGAGCTACTGGAACGGTTTAAAGGGCTCTGACTCAACTGGTGAATATCTGGCCAATAGCGGCCTTGATGCTTGGCCCGCTGATAAACGGGGCCCAGCTAACGTAGACGAGCTCAGTGAGGGTACCAAAGCTCGCATTAGTTACTCGGCTCAGATAGGTTCAGCAATTAAACAAAAAGGCTCAAGGTTGCTATCATACGAGGATGTGTTTATCCCTAAAGGAGAATAATGAAAACATTCGGTCCACTATATGTTGGTAAGTTGGAGTACTACCACAGAAACTTTCTTCCTATTGTAGAGGTAGGACTTACCCAAGAAATAGATATGCCTTACCGCAGAGGCCGTTGCCTGGTCTTTAGAGCCCCATTCACAAAGCCTGGGTTCTACGCGGGTATACTACGCAACATTGTAAAAGACCCTCATCTCCTCACTGAGGAGGACGTGGACCTACTAATGATTAAGGCGTTGAATGCCCATGAAGTTCAAAAAGACTAAGAAGCGATGGGAAAAGCCTTTTTCAGAAAAGGTGGCTAAACGCGTATCCAAGATTCCTACTATGGAGCTTGAGGTATGGGTAGAACAATCTATTTATGAGGTTGGTCGTTGTATGTCCGGGTACCAAAGACACCGCGACCAAGTTTACTTAGATGAAGCATTGAATGGAGCGGAGGCTCTACACGCAGTTATAAATGAACTGCACTCGCGCACGACACGCCAGTAAAAGAGATTTGTCGACTTTTGTGCTAGACTACTCACGCCTCTCTTCCTCTCCCCGTGGTGGCAGCAAAGAGTCCTGGGTTTAACGACCCAGGCTTTTTGTTTCAATCTAAACTAGGCGTGATATGAGTCAACTATTAGATGATGAAGAGGACGAGTTTTTCCCTGAAGATGAAGAGGAAAACCTTGCCCCCGAAGAAGAAGTCGAAGAGCTGGATGAGCTCTCTAAAGAATTTGTAAAAAAGCTAGTTGACCGCTGCATTCAGTTTATGGATGCCCTTGTAGGACACTCTCTACACCCATACCAACTTCCCCTTGCTAGACGCATCATTGAATCTGTAATTATCAATGACGGCGAAGAAGTGACAGCTCTAGCGGCTCGTCAGTCAGGCAAGTCAGAGACTATTGCTAACACAGTAGCTACCCTTATGGTTCTTCTTCCTCGACTCGCCAAGATGTATCCCGACCTGCTTGGTCAGTTTAAAGACGGAATCTGGATTGGTATGTTTGCGCCAGTTGAGGGTCAGGTAGAAACTCTCTTTGGTCGTACCGTAAACCGTCTTACATCAGAGCGCGCATTAGAGATTCTTGGTGACCCAGAAATTGATGACTCCCTAGGTAAAGTCCCGGGCGTTACACGACAGATTAAATTAAAGAACTCTGGTTCATCTCTAATGATGATGACAGCTAACCCACGCGCAAAAATTGAATCTAAGTCTTTCCACCTTATTGTTATTGACGAGTGTCAAGAAGCCGACGACTTTGTAGTATCTAAATCTATTTCTCCTATGTTGGCTTACTACTCAGGAACTATGGTTAAGACCGGTACTCCGACTACGCATAAGAACAACTTCTATAAAGCAATCCAGTCTAATAAACGTCGTCAAACCGGAACCCGCGCTAGACAGAATCACTTTGAATGGGACTGGCGTGAAGTAGCCAAAGTTAACGAGAACTACGGCAAATTCATTAAGAAAGAAATGTTACGTATCGGTGAGGACTCTGACGAGTTTCAGATGTCGTACTGCTGTAAGTGGCTTCTTGAACGCGGTATGTTTGTAACCTCTACTATTATGGATGAACTAGGTGACACGTCATCTGAAACAGTTAAAGCGTGGCACCGCACACCTGTCGTAGTTGGTATTGACCCCGCGCGTAAACTTGACTCTACTGTTGTAACTGTAGTGTGGGTGGATTGGGATAGACCAGATGAGTTTGGGTACTTTGACCATCGCATCCTTAACTGGCTTGAAATTCAAGGCGATGATTGGGAAGACCAGTACTTCCAGATAGTTAACTTCTTACAGAACTATGATGTGCTTGCGGTTGGCGTAGATGCTAACGGTGTAGGTGACGCAGTAGCTCAACGTTTAAAACTTCTACTCCCACGGGCAGAGGTTCATTCTTTAGGTAGTAGCCAACCTGAGCAGTCTAAGCGTTGGAAGCACCTCAAAGCTCTTATTGACCGCCGTATGGTTAGCTGGCCTGCCCATGCTAAAACACGTCGTTTACGTACTTGGAAGCGCTTCTACCAACAGATGACTGACCTAGAGACTAAGTTTACTGGCCCTAACTTTTTGGCTAAAGCTCCTGAAGAAGCTCATGCTCACGATGACTACGCCGACAGTTTAGCTATTGCGGTCTCTTTAACTATGGACTTGACCATGCCTTCGGTAGAAGTTAGTTCATCACCTTTCTATAGATAATTAGCTCTTTAGCCTGACTGCGCACCTATTTTGTAGCACACTTTTCTACGAGGTACCTCAACCTATAAGGAGTCATAATGGCAATCGCACCAACCCCTAAGTTCCCAGAGCGCCCAGGTAACGTTTACGACCGTAAGATGTCACCTGCAACTCCAGGACAACGTGGACCACTTCGTTTCGAAGAAGGTATCGCAACTGATACTGACGTCCCACAAGAATTCACAAAGGGCGCTATGCAAGGATACGTTCCTGCACCAGGTCGTCCAAACCGCAATGCAAATGTTTTTGAAAAGCTTCCAGAAGAGACAATGCGCGAGCGCGCACACGTTGGTTCTGCAGCTTGGGTAGAAGCCCCAGCACATTTGCAAGAGTTTGCTGCTGGTGGTTTCGCAGACCACGGTGACAACCGTTTCGAAGAAGTTATTCGTAATGGTGCACACCAACAAGCTGGCAACGCGGCAGTAGTCCAGGACTAATAACCCTATAGATTTCAACCCCCGTTTCTACGGCGAATACGTGGCGGGGGTTGGACCTACTAAGGATTCATCATGGCATTAATCTCAGGTAAAGAAGTAAAAGAGGGTCCAAAGCAGCTTCCTGCTAACCCTAAGATGTGGAACATGCTTACTGCTCAAGCACGTTCTAAGTTCCGTACCTATCCATCTCCCGCAGCTGCGCACTGGGTTCACTCCCACTACGTTCAACTGGGCGGGAAATTTGTCAATTCTAAAAAAGAAATTGACCCACGATTTAGAGATTATGTCCAAGAAGAGCGTGACAAAAAAGAAGAGCAGCAAAAGAAGAAGGTCACAAAGACCGTAGGCCAAGGCGGTATCCGAGGCGAACGCTTCAGATAACGTGTCGCTTTAAAGCTTTGTCGACATTTAGTGGTACCCTTTATTAACTTTCGGGAAAGAGGTGATTGGTGAGCGGTATTGATTTCTCGCCTCCGAGTTATCGCGCTGCTTCCTCTGACCTAACTATCTCCATTTCCCCACTGGGACTTGTAGAGCTAGCAGATGAAGAGTTTGAAGTTCACGGCCCACGCCTGAACCGTTACTCACTTAACTGGGCTATGTATCTTGGCCATCATTATTCTTATCGCCGTCAAACAGGCGAAACACAGATGGTACTTAATTACTATCGTGCATTCACAGATTTCGTTATTAACTTTACATTTGGTAAAGGCGTTAACTTCCGCAGCCCTAAAGCAACAGAGGCTATTGTCCCAGACCTGCTAGAGCGTGTATGGGAAGTAGATAACAACAAGGCAACTGTACTTTGGGAAATTGGACAGCAAGGTTCTGTATCAGGTGACTGCTTTATTAAAGTCGCTTACGAAGAAGCCTACAATGACCCAGCAGGAAGGCTTCACCCAGGACGAGTTCGCATCCTTCCCCTGAACTCGTCTTTTGCATTTCCAGAGTTCCACCCTCACGACCGCGAGCGCTTGATTCGTTTTAAGTTAAAGTACCGCTTCTGGGGCACATCACTAGAAGGTACCCGTCAAGTGTTTACTTATACAGAAATTTTGACGGATGACGTAATTGAGGAATATATCAATGACGAACTTATCGATTCGCGCCCTAACCCGCTTGGCGTCATTCCTGTTATTCATATTCCGAATGTTCGAATTAGTGGTTCTCCTTGGGGCCTTAGCGACTGCAATGACATTATCTCTATTAACCGTGCCTATAACGAAACTGCGACTGATATCGCAGACATCGTTAACTACCATGCAGCGCCCGTCACAGTCATCATCGGTGCTAAGGCTTCTCAACTTGAGAAGGGCGCTAATAAAGTCTGGGGCGGTCTACCAAAAGACGCGCGCGTAGAGAACCTTGAAGGCGGAGCACAAGGCCTAAAGGGTGCTATGGACTTCCTTGCAATGATGAAGAAGTCAATGCACGAAATGATTGGTGTTCCTGAGACCGCGCTTGGTCAAGCTCAACCTATCTCTAACACATCAGGCGTAGCGCTTTCTATTCAGTTTCAACCTTTGATGAACCGCTATCACCAAAAGATTATTCAATATGCGCACGGTCTAGAGCGCGTTAATGAGCTTATCCTTTTGAACCTTGCTCTTAAGGAACCAGAGAAGTTTACTTGGAATCCTGACTCTAGCCAGACTCCACTAAAGCCTGGTCAACTGGCACAACTTGATTTCAATGACCCAATTACTTACCAAAGCATTGTTCACTTCCCACAGCCACTTCCTCTCGACAAACTCATTGCGCTTAACGAAATTCAATCCAAGCTATCTCTTGGACTTGAATCTAAAGAAGGCGCTCTACGTGCACTTGGCGAAGAGTTCCCAGCCGAGAAGCTCACAGAGATTCGTCAAGAACTACAAGACGACGCTATGGCAGATGGCGCACTCAAGCTTATCCAAACTCAAATTGAACAGGACATTGTTGCTCTAACTGGTGCACAACCAGGAGCTGCTGGTGGAACATCTACCCCAACAATGTCTACTGGACCTAATGGCGAACAAGTACCTAATACTCCTACAGAGCCAGTAATCATGGATGACGCAACTATTGCGGCCCAACTAGGAGAACAAGGCCTCCGCAATCGCCTTGTAACTGATGCTTATGGAACGCAACTCCCTCAGAGACGCGTACCACAAGAGTACGAAAAATAAAAGGGTTTAGCCCTTTAATTAACGTGCTGTAAGGCAAAATAAGAATACACGTTAGGTCATTTGTGCTCTCATATCGGAAAACGACCCCTAGGATAAAAGGATATAAGCATGTCAGAAACTGCAGATAACATGGCTGCTGCTTTTGAAGCAGAAGCCAACACCGCTCCAGTCGTAAATGTGTCGGACGTTGACGCGCCCACTGTTACAAGTACTGAAGTTAAGTCTAAGTTTTATACAGACGAAGACTTAGCGCGAGTTCGTTCTCAAGAGAAAGATAAGCTCTACCCAGTAATTGAAGAGCTTAAGGCGAAAGTCTCTACTTTTGAGAAGGAAAGAGAAGAAGAAGCCACCCGTCGTGCTGAAGCTGAAAGAGCTGAAGCAGAACGTCTTAAGGCTTTGGAAGAAGACGAGCTTGGAGTTCGCGACCTTCTAAAGAAGAAAGAACAAGAGTGGTCTGAGCAGTTGGAGCGTGAGCGTCAAGAACGCGAACGCGCCTTCGCTCTTCTGGAACGTGAAAAGTCTTTTGCAGACCTGCAGGCTTATCGCCAGCAATTGGTTGAACAAGAGCGCGACAGTATCATTCCAGACCTTCTTGATTTGATTCAGGGTAATACTCGTGAAGAGATTCAAGCAAGCGTTGAAGGTTTGAAGTCCCGTTCAGAACGAATCCTCGAATCCGCACAATCTGCTATGCAGAATGCGCGTAAAGAGATGAAAGGTGCAAGCACTAACGCACCTACAGCTGGACCATTGGAAACTAATATGGAATCACGTCAGTTCACAGCGCAAGATATTGCGTCTATGTCGGTAAACGAATACGCAAAATATAGAGACAAGCTAATGAGCGACTCGGCTCGTGGCAAGTCTCGCGGGCTTTTCGGCTAAACCCCCCAAACCCAAAAACAACTAACAAGGAGTCATAGCTAAATGGCATCAGGAATTACCGGTACCGGCAATCTAGCCGCGTCACCAACAGCGTACTCAGGTACAAATACACAACTTACTCAAGCGATTCAGACAATCTGGTCCAAGGAAATCTTGTTCCAGGCAATGCCTATTCTTCGCTTCGAGCAATTCGCAGTTAAGAAGACTGAACTAGGTGTTGCACCTGGTCTCCAGATTAACTTCATGCGTTACAACAACCTCGGCTTTGCTTCACCGCTCGTCGAAGGTGTTCGTATGCAAACAAACGCACTCACAGCTCAACAGTTCTCAATCACAGTATCTGAGCATGGATATGCTCTTGCTGTGTCAGAGCTTTTGCTAAATGCTTCATTCGATGACGTAATGGCTTCAGCCTCACGTCTTCTAGGTCGTAACATGGCTATCTATCTAGAT